GTCTCAGACCGCTCCAAGGTCATCGGTTTACTACGCCAGTTCGCCGAAGACGATGCGCGTCCAGACCATGTTCGGTTGAGGGCGGTGGAACTGTGGGGCAAGACATGCGGCGCGTTCGTGGAGGTCATCGAGGACAGGCGTGATCGTCCTGCTGCGGCTGTTGCGGTGGAACTTGAACGGCGACTAGGTGCGCTGCTGTCTGCTGCTGCACCTCAGTTGACGATCATCGACATGCTGCCGGAGCGTGTAAACGGTGCGGACGATGACGACGATGGTTCCGGTGACAGCGACGATGACGCTGCGCCACTCGCAGCGGGTTCCGGTGACGATGACAGCGAGGTGCGAGGGGGTTAAACGATGCGCGGGTCGGGTGGTAATAGCGAGGTGCCACCCCCCCTGTAGCGCGACGGTACCCGCTCTACCCTATATATACGATTTCACTCATTGGATCCCCTACTTTTGCCTCTATATGTATCATTTACGCAACAATATGGGGGTAGGGGTAGGGGTTAATGTTCCGTAAGTACCTGTTTTGTATGTAACTTGTGGGTAAAATGTGTATAGAAAGGGGTATATGGGTGTCAGGTGAAAATTTTTTGCAAAAAATCTAGCATTTCTGGTGTATTTCTTATTGACTTTCCCAATTTATTGTGATACAATAGGACTTGTCAAAAAGGATTGCGAGTCGAGGGACTGACTAAAGGTGAACACGAGCAATCTATACACTGAATTGATGCGTTAAAGGGAATATTATAAGGGAATATTGTAGTATCAATCGCTACACCCCCCTTTGAGGGGGGGGTTCGCGAAGAGGTGGTGGAAGAGACGACGCGAAGACTAAGTTGTGATGAAACGGGGGCTATTGTCCCTGCATTTGAGGTACATTTGATGCATATCACTCAGGAAAACCTTCCTAAAATCATGGGTTTAGTGAAAACCCTACCTGAGGATCAGCAGAAAGAGTTCTTCGGGCTTCTTCAGGAGTATGAGAAGGCTAAGACGAAGGAGTTGTCTCAAGAGAGTTTCATTTCCTTTGTGTATCGGGTGTGGCCCGGTTTCATTTCGGGTCGGCATCACAAGATCATGGGTCAGAAGTTTGAGGAGATTGCCTCTGGCAAACTCAAGAGACTGATCATTTGTATGCCACCCCGGCATACCAAGTCTGAATTCGGTTCATACCTCTTCCCGGCATGGTTTTTAGGGAAGTATCCCCATAAGAAGGTAATTCAGTCCTCTCACACTGCGGAACTGGCGGTGGGGTTTGGTCGGAAGGTCCGTAACTTGGTGGATTCTGAGGATTATCGGGCTGTATTCCCTGATACCTCCCTCCGGGCAGATTCCAAGGCAGCAGGTAGGTGGAGTACCTCCAAGGGGGGTGACTATTTCGCCATCGGTATTGGCGGAGCGGTGACTGGTAAGGGTGCGGATATCTTGATCATCGATGACCCCCATGATGAACAGGAGGGTCAGTCTTCAGATCCTGCTGTGTTTGACCATGCCTATGAGTGGTACACCTCCGGACCCCGCCAGCGTCTTCAACCCGGCGGGGCTATTGTCATAATCTGTACCCGTTGGTCGAAAAGGGATCTGGTGGGACAGGTTCTGAAGGCATCCGCCCAGAGAGGCGGGGATGAGTGGGAGGTCATTGAGTTCCCGGCAATCCTTCCTTCTGGTAAACCCCTGTGGCCTGAGTTCTGGCCCCTAGAGGAACTGGAAGCCATCAAGGAGGAAATCCCGACCCATAAATGGCAGGCCCAGTACCAGCAAAGTCCCACTTCCGAAGAAGGCGCACTGATTAAACGGGACTGGTGGAAGGTCTGGGAACAAGACAAACCCCCCCAGTGTCAGTTTCTGATCCAGTCATGGGATACCGCGTTCTTGAAAACCCAGAGGGCTGACTACTCAGCCTGTACCACTTGGGGTGTTTTCTACCACCCAGATGGGGCAGGGACGATGCAGTCGAACATCATCCTCATGGATGCCCATAAGGAGAAGATGGAGTTCCCCACCCTCAAGAAACGGGCATGGGAGTTATACAATTACTGGAAACCAGATGCTTTGATCGTGGAAGCCAAAGCAGCAGGTACCCCCCTGATATTCGAACTAAGGGCCATGGGTATCCCCGTATCGGAATACACCCCATCACGCGGTAATGATAAAATTGCCCGTGTAAACGCGGTTGCGGATCTCTTTTCCAGTGGTACGATCTGGCGACCCAACACCCGTTTTGCAGAGGAAGTGGTTGAGGAATTTGCGTCTTTTCCTGCCGGAGAGCATGATGACTATGTGGACTCAGGGACGCAGGCTCTCCTACGCTACCGCAAGGGAGGGTTTATCTCCCTCCAGTCTGATTACAAGGATCAGCCGGTCTACAAACGAAAGGCTTCTTACTACTAAGCCCTGACGGGCAAAGCATCGAGGATTTAAACGGTGAAGAACAGAACTGCCAAAAGCGAGAAGATGGAGGCTCCGAAGAGCCGCAAACAGCCGAAAGATGTCCTGAAGGGCAAGATGAAAGGTCTCGGCAAGCCGGTGATGGTCGGTGGTGCCATGCGTCCTAAGGCCATGTACAACAACGGCGGCATGACCATAGGTACTGAAGGCAACGCTCGTGGTATGGGTGCTGCCGTGAAGGGCGGCAAGTTCCGCGACCTGTAAGGAGAAAGAGATGGCGGTTGATCGCGCTTTGATGCCTTCCTCCATGGGGGGGATGTCGATGGAAGTGGCGATTGATTCGCCGTCTGATTCTGTGGTGGTTGAGTTGCCAGATGGTGGGGTGGAGATCAATCTCTTCCCGGAACCTGATCGTGCTGAAGAAAGTCATGGTGATAACTTGGCGGAGTTCATAGATGACTCCATCCTTGGCAACATCGCCTCAGAACTCTCCACCCTTTACGAAGCCGACAAAGACTCTCGTAAGGAATGGGAGACGACCTACATTAAGGGTCTCGATCTTCTAGGATTGAAGATCGAAGATCGCACACAGCCATGGCAAGGAGCCTGCGGTGTATTTCACCCCATGCTCTCTGAAGCAATCGTTCGCTTCCAAGCCCAGACCATCCAAGAGATCTTCCCTGCCAAGGGTCCAGTACAGACCAAGATCCTTGGTCAATCCACCAAAGAGCGCATCGATCAAGCCCAAAGGGTTCAGGAATACCTGAACTATCTCTTGACGGAACGCATGAGCGAATATCGCTCAGAGACGGAGAAGATGCTCTTCTCGCTGGCACTTTGTGGAGCAGCGTTTCGCAAAGTCTATTTCGACCCTTCACTAGGCAGACCTGCTTCGAACTTTGTTCCGGCAGAGGATTTCGTGGTTTCTTATGGAGCCAGCGATCTCATCACCTGTGAACGCGCCACCCATTTGATGAAGAAGACCTACAACGAAATTAGAAAGTTGCAGGTATCAGGCTTCTATGCAGACATATCTCTGCCTCCCCCAAGCCCAGACATCAGCCAGATCCAGAAGTCCTACGACAAATTAAACGGTGAATCCAAGGCAATGGACCTTGATTCTCGTTACACCTTGCTGGAAATGATCGTCGATTACGATCTTCCGGGTTACGAAGACACCGACGAAAACGGTGAATTCACCGGAATCGCGCTTCCCTATGTCATTACCATCGACAAGTCTTCCCGCAATATCCTTGCTATCCGCAGGAACTGGTACGAAGACGACCCGCTCAAGAAGCGCCGCCAGCACTTCGTCCAGTACACCTACATCCCCGGACTCGGCTTCTACGGATTCGGGCTTGTCCATCTGGTGGGCGGACTTGCCAAGTCCTCGACATCCATCCTCCGTCAGTTGGTGGATGCCGGAACCCTCTCCAACCTTCCGGGTGGACTCAAGACCCGTGGTCTTCGCATCAAGGGGGATGACACCCCGATATCACCGGGAGAGTTCCGGGATGTGGATATTCCCTCTGGAACCTTGAGGGACAACATCACCTTCCTCCCCTACAAGGAACCCTCGGGTACCTTGTATCAGTTGCTCGGGAACATCGTGGACGAAGGCCGCAGATTCGCCTCTCAGGCGGATATGAAGGTTGCGGACATGAACGGCGAGGCTCCTGTCGGAACTACCTTGGCGATCATCGAAAGATCGATGAAGGTCATGTCTGCCGTTCAGGCGCGTTTACACGCCTCGATGAAGAAGGAACTGAAACTTCTTGCTCAGTTGGTCTATGACTATGGTCCCACTGAATACCCCTACGACATCCCCGGTAAAGAACTGACCAAGGAAGATTTCGACGACCGTATCGATATCATCCCTGTTTCAGATCCCAACGCCGGAACCATGGCGCAGCGGATCATGAAGTATCAGGCCGCGCTCCAGTTAGCGGCTCAGGCACCCCAGTTGTACGATCTACCCCTCCTGCATCGGCAGATGATCGAAACTCTGGGAATAGCGGATTCGCAGGCAGTCCTACCAGATAAGACGAATGTGCCTCTCACAGACCCCGTGACGGAGAACATGAACGCCTTGCAGATGAAGCCCATCAAGGCTTTCATCTATCAGGACCATGAAGCCCATATACAAGTACACATGTCGTTTATGCAGGATCCCCGTTTGCAGGGGATGCTCCAGCAGGCTCCGCAGGCAGCACAGGCTCTACAGGCCAGCATCGCAGCCCATGTGTCAGAACACTTAGGTTTTGCCTACCGTCAGCAGATTGAAAAGGAACTCGGGTTCAAACTACCTCCTCCGGGGGAACCTCTCCCAGAGGATATCGAGTACCGCATTTCGGCACTGGTCGCCCCAGCAGCGGCTCAGGTCTTGGGCAAATCCCAGCAGGAAGCCCAGATGCAGCAGCAACAACAGCAGCAACAGGATCCTATCCTCCAGATGGAAATGCAGAAACTTCAACTCCAAGCACAGGAGATCCAGCAGAAGGCTCAGTCCGACATGGCAAAGATCCAAGCGGATATGCAGAAAGCCCAGATGCGGATGGAGACCGAACAGAGCCGTATCAAGACCCAAGAGCGTATCGAAGGGGCGCGGCTTGGCGTACAGATCGCCACAACCAACACCCAGAACGAACTCCAGAGCAAGAAAATTGCCTCCAAGGACAAGGTCGATGGTGCCAAGTTGGGAGTCGAAATCGCCAGAAACATGCTTTCCGCCCAGCAGCGTGAGCAGGAAATGAGAGATTCAAATGCAAGCCGCAAGCGATAACCTCGCGGAATTCCTGAGAAAATCCCTCAGGCAGCAGATGAACGACCTCGCTGATCACATCGCCGGGGGAGGCTGCGTAGACTTCTCGGAATACAAGAAATGCTGTGGGGTCATCGAGGGTCTCGCCCGTGCTGAAAGAGAAATACTTGACCTCATGAAACAAATTGACGATGATTAAACAAGTTATCAACTCCGCTGTGTAAACAGTGCAACCACCCCGCATGGGGCGCAAACGCCGGAAGGTGCTTTAAACATGTCTAAGAAAGACGACGAAAAGGTCGCAAGTCAGTTACCCAAACCCAGTGGGTACAAAATCCTCATTGCCCTACCTAACCCCGAAGAGAAAACAGAAGGTGGAATTCTCAAGGCTTCTCAGACACTTGAGTCTGAAGAGATTGGGAGCATCGTTGGTTTCGTCATCTCGATGGGACCGGATGCTTACAAGTCCACTGATCGTTTCCCTTCTGGCCCTTACTGTAAAGAAGGGGACTGGATCATGATGCGCTCCTACTCAGGAACCCGCTTCAAGGTCCATGGGAAAGAGTTCCGACTCATCAACGACGATAGCATCGAAGCCATCGTTGAAGATCCGCGTGGAGTAGCCAAGGTATGAGCGCAGAAACATCGCAGATGTCCCGAGAGGACAAGTTCTTCGGGGTGGAAACTCCGTTGCAGATACCCGACAAGGAAGATGCCAAATCTTCCCCGGAACCTGAAATCGAACTCGACATCGTTGACGACATCCCCAAGCAGCCGGTTAAACAGGCTGAGAAGGAAGACGACGAAGAGTTGTCGGATTACAGCGACAAGGTCCGCAAGCGGATCAACAAACTCAAATATGAACAGCACGAAGCGCATCGTCAGCGGGAAGCCGCCGAGCAGATGCGTGAAGAGGCTATCAAGTTTGCACAGCAGTTAGCCGCTAAGAACCAGCACTATGAGTCGTTGCTCCAGCGCGGCGAAGGTGCCTTGGTCTCACAGATCAAAGCCCGTGCATCGCTGTCCCTTGATCAGGCTAAGTCCTTGTACAAGGAAGCCTACGAAGCCGGTGATTCCCAGAAGATCGTCGATGCTCAGGAAAAACTTCTCAACGCGCAGACCGATGTCCGCGAGGCAGAGAAGCATGAGCGTGTTCTTCAGGGCCGTCGCCCCCAGCAGACACAGCAGCCGGTTCAGCAACAGCAGCAGCAACAGCAGCAGCAGCAACAGCAGCAGGTTTATCAGCCTCCTCAGCCGAGCAGCAAGGCTCTCTCATGGACTAAGGACAATCCGTGGTTCGGTCCCAATGGGAATCGTTCCATGACTGCGCTGGCTTACGGAATCCATGAAACGCTTGTTCGAGAAGAAGGCGTGAAGCCTGACACCGAAGAGTACTATCAAAAGATCGATGCCTCTATGCGGCAGCGATTCCCAGACTACTTTGAGAAGGATCAAGATGTCCAAGTGACATCGGCACCGGCTCAACGCACCCCCTCCAACGTGGTAGCCCCGTCAAATCGGAACAACGGCTCAAGACCACGCAAAATACAGTTGACTGCTACACAAGTCGCTCTCGCAAAGCGAATTGGCCTTACCCCCGAGCAGTATGCCAAACAGGTCATCAAGGAGACTTCAAATGGCTGAAGAGCGCAAAATTCGTATCGACCGTGCAACCGAAGCCCGTCCTGACGACACTTGGTTGCCGCAATCCGCACTACCGGTCCCGGAACAGAAAGATGGTTGGGTGTTCCGCTGGATTCGCACCTCTTCTCTGGGGCGTTCGGATAACACGAATGTCTCGCGTCAGATGCGTGAAGGCTGGGAGCCTGTAAAGGCAGAGGATCATCCTGAGTTGAAGATCATGTCTGATCACAACTCCCAGTTCAAAGGCAATGTCGAAGTGGGTGGTTTGCTTCTATGCAAGGCTCCCCTTGAGAAGATGATGCAACGCCAGAAGTACTTCCAAGAAGTTTCTGCACGGCAGATCGATGGTGTGGACCGCAGTTACCTGCGGGAAAATGATCCGCGTATGCCGCTCCTTAATCCGGAGCGTTCAACGCGCACTACTTTCGGACGAGGTTAAATCCTTATCTTTCCACTTATCGAGGTAATTTCAAATGGCTTCAGGAACTAATGTGACAGCCCCCTATGGGCTGAAGCCGATTAACCTGATCGGCGGTCAGGTATTTGCGGGTTCCACCCGTATGTACCCGATTCAGTACGGCCT